AACGTCGTCGGCGCCTCGGCCTTCAGCGCGGCCAGTGCGTCCGACGAACTGTCGGTATACCATACGTCGTACACCAGGTCGGTCGTCCCGGCCGCTCCGTCGCGCGTAGGACGGCTTTCCGGCTTCTCTACGACTAGGATTTCTTCAGACATTCGTCATCCTTCATTTCGACAGCCACCACTTCCGGCCTATTTTCCAGAGCGCCAACAGGGCGGCCACAAGCCCCACGGTGAACGCTATCGCCCACTTCGCCTGCCATACCTCCCGCACCAGCTCGATGCTCGCGACCACAGCGACCGCTCCGACCGTCACGACAATCACCTCGTCAACGAGCGTCGGTGCCTTCAACACCGCTCCGACCGTCGCCAGCGCTCCGACGAATAACACACCGAAGACCCAGCCCCACGGGAACGGGGTCATCGCGTGTGCGCCGGGGGGCGGCCACGGGCTTGACGCGCCCTCGACCAAAGCACGGCCAGTCGGGAGTTCGGTCATTGCGTCCGGCGCGGGCAACGAGAACAGACTGCACCCGGCCACCATAAGCATGCACGCACACACCAGGGCGGCAATGGCACTACGTGAACTGCGGCGCGTTGTCATCCGATTTCTCCACTAGCTTTTTGGTGTTCTGTGCCGTCTGCTGGGAAGCGTCAAGAAGCTGTTTTCCCACGCCGGCCGCGCCGAGTGAACGGGCCACCTGGGGGTTGAACGTGCCCACAACGCCCATCTCTGCCGTCTGCTTGGCCGAATTGGCCGCGTCCAGAATCTGGCGTCGCATGCCAAACTCCAGGTGCGCGTAGGCGATCTGTTCCCGTGCAAAGTCCGCCGCCTCGGCCTGCCCCGCATCCCGAAGCCGCTTTTCTTCCGCCGCGAGTTCGGCCACCGCGCGCTTCTCGTCCAGGTCGATACGTGCGCGTGCCAACTCCTCACCCTCAAACTTCTGCTCTAGCTGAAGGTCCTCTACGGCCCGCTGCCGGTCAACGAGGCCCTGTCTCATCCTGGCCGTCTCCAGCGCGGCCTCCTCTTCAGAGCGCCGCTTCGCGTCCGCCGCCGCCTTTGCAAGCTCCAGGCCGCGAGCCGCGTTCATTGAGTCGATGAGCGCCTGGTTTGCGCCCGCCTCTTTCGCGCGCGCGATTTCGTGGTCATACCTGTCGTCTATGAGCTTGCGGGCGCGTTCTGCCTCGTTTTCAATCGCCTCGATGCGCATGACTTCCACGCGGCGCGCCCAGTCCAGTTCGGCCGCCGCGGCCTGCTCCGCCGTCATCAGCCGTTTGTCGAGTATTTCCGACTCGGACGCGCCGGTCAGCAGTTCGGGGCTGTACGTCGCCCCGGACGCCTGCGCCTGTGCGATCCCCTTGATGCGGGCTTCGAGCGCCACGCGCCGGGCCTCCAGCGCCTTCACGTCGGCCGCCGCCATCTTCCGGGAGTCAGAGTCCGCGAGTCCTGCACTCCGGGACAGCGCCTCGTTGATTTTGTCCAACTCGGTTTGCGTTTCTAGCGCGGCACGCGCGCCCATCGCGCCGGCCGCGCGGCCCGCAAGCCCCATCGCCGGGTCGCCAAGCCGGTCAGCCGTGCCGGTGACCTTTGCGGCCGCCTTGTCCACAGCGACGCCGAGGTCGCCGTAGCGGTCGGTGAGGTCGGCAATCAATGCCTCAGCGTTCGCCATCTCGTCCTGCGAGAGCTGCGCCCGCTTGCCGTACTGTTCCAGCGTCTTGACCTTCGCGATGTCCTGCTGGCGCTGCACGTCTCCGCGCCCGGTGCCCCACATGCCGGTCAACCGCTCCGCCCGCACGCTCAGGTCGAGCCGTTGCAGCGGCCTCGACTCCGAACTCGCGAGCGCAAACGCGGCGGCGAGCGCAAGCACGGCCGCCGTCACGGCGGTTATGGCCGCAATAATGGGGTGTGCTGTGATAAAGGTCAACGCAATCCCGACGCCCTTGATTGCACCCGACACGAGCGTCACTGCCCCCAAGAGCGAACCGAAGATTGCCACAACCTTGCCGATGACAAAGACCGTCGCTCCGATTGCCACCAGTGCGGCCCCGATCTTTAGGGCCGTCTCGATGATTTCGCGGTTGTGTTTGACCCACTCACGTACACCCTGCGTCGCCTCGACCACCCAGTTAGCAAATGACGTGAGCGCCGGCGCTACGGCCGCGCCGACCTGGAACGCGACCATCTTCAGCGATTCCCACAGGTCGGTCATGCGGTCTGTGAACACCTCGGCGGCGGCCGCGTCCTCGCCCGAAATGGACAGGCCGAGCCGCTTTGCCTCCTCGCGGAGCCGCTTGATTCCGTCCTCGCCCGCGTTGAACATGGGGATAAGTTCGTTGCCGGAGCGCCCAAAGATGCGCTGCGCGGCCGCCGCCTTGAGCGTCGGGTCGGTCATTCCGCCAATTGCCGCGCCGAGTTTCAGAAACTGCTCCTCCGGTGACAGGCCCTCCAGGTCTCGTATAGACACCCCAATGAGACCGAGCGAATCAGCGGCGTCCTGCGTACCGCGCTGCGCGTCAAACACGACACGGGACATGCCCTTGAACGATTTTTCAAACGCCTCGGCACTGGAGCCGGAGATTTTAGCGGCGTACCCCAACTCACTGACCGCCTCGGTGGTCAGACCGATACGCCGGGCGGTCTTTGCGGCCGCGTCCCCCACCGACGAGAAAATCTTTGACGCCGCAACAAGCGGGCCGACGGCGGCCGCTCCGACGAGCATCATGCCGCGCCCGACCTTTTGCATTGACGCGCCAAACCGCTTCATCCGCGCGGACGCGGCCCGCAAGCCGGCGTTGAACTGCGAGCCGTCGGCGTAGAGTTCAACGTACGCGCGACCGGCCCGAACTGCGTTAGCGCCTCCTGCCATTTTTCTTGTCCTTCACAAAACACCGCAGCGCCTGCACGCCCTGCTTGCCAAGCTGGATGGTGTCGCGTTTGCCGACCGCCGAATACGGGTTGAAGTCGTCGGGCGTAAACGGCGACGCCCGCTTCTTCGAGTCGCGGTTGATGTTCGCGTGCAACGCGAGCATTGAACTCGTATGCCGCCACCGCTCCTTGCACCGGCCCTCAGCCATAATCGCCAATTCCCGAAGCGTCAACGGGTCGGGAACTACTCCGACGATTCCGGCGAGTTCGTAGCAGAGTCGCCAAGCGGCGCGTCCACTAAGGCCATCGCGTCGATCTTCTTTTCGACCGCCGCCAGCTGCGCCTCGTCCATCTTCTCCGCCGCCGCCAGCGCCTTTTTCAGCACAGCCCGGCGGCGGGTCGGGAAAAAATCGACAAGCTCTTGCAGCATTGCGTTGGTCGCCGCTTCGATGGCGTCGCCCGCCAGCGCCTGACCAAACTGCTCGTCTGTGACGCCAAGCCGGTCAGCGTCTGGCTTGCAGATTGCGTACAGGATGTCACACAGCAGCACCGGGTCAACGCAGAGGCGCTCCAGTAGCCGAGCGTTTGATATCTCCTCGACGATGTTGACGCCCGCCAGCGCCTTGATGCGCTTGACCGTGGCAATGCTGATCGTGAGCGACCACTCGCGGCCCGCCGCGTCTCGAAAAACGTGCATAATATCTCCTGTCTATCCATTGCGGGGCCGGGCCGCCGGCGCGGGCGTGGAGGAACACCGGCGACCCGTATCCCGCTAAACGGTTACGACTCCTCGACCTCGTACCATTCCGGCGCGTTGCCTGAATACGTCGGCTTGGCCGTTACGTTGACGGTGATCGCGTCTTCGAGCGGTTCGTTGCGGGTGAAGGCGGTGATCGACATGGTTGCCCGCAGCCCTTCACTGCCGACCGTGTCCACGTCGCCGTCCAACACCAGTAACTCGATGCTCGTGTCGTTGAAGTATGCGTCCTGGATCGCGGAGAAGTTCTCGTCCGCAGTATCCCATATCATACTCCACTCGACCGACGCCTCCTTGAGCGTGCCGATGGTCGCACGCCAGCCATCGTTGGCACGAGTCGTAACGTCCGCCTCGCCCTTCGTGTTCGTGAGCGTCACGTCCTTCGCGTTGGTGATTTCCGTCCAGTCCGGGACGGCATACGAGCCGTCGTTCCAATACAGTTTTGCGTCCATACCGAGTTTGAGCGACATCAGCGTTCTCCTTTCACTTGAATGCGCCGGCGTAGCCCGCCGGTGCGTTGGGAAGCTCTGCCAGAAATGCCGGCCCCATAAACGGGCGGGGCCGATACGTCATCCGCATGGTCCGTCTCGTCATCCTGCCGGTGCGTTTGCTTTTACGCACTATCGTGCGAGTAACTTGCCCGCCGTATTCAAGCAGGGCCGGGGCATCGCCCCTTCGGAACGGGGTCGGGCCAGCGACCACCGAGCGACGGTCTCGGTCGTAGCCAAAGTAAATCAGGCGCCGCAACGACCCCTCGTGCGACAGTGGCGGCTTGCCAGGGGCCGATATTACGCCGCTCAACAGGCCCTTTCGGTACCGCGCCTCGAACCGTCCGGCCTTTATCCCCGTCACGCGCGCCTTCTGGCCCTTCGGGGCGCGCCTGATGCTCGTCTTTGCGCGCTGCCGCACGAACGCGCCGAACCGAGTGAGCGCCGATTTTGTGGCCGCATCCATGCCGCGCTCCACGCGCTTCGTGTCGAAAAACAGTTCCTTTGTGACCAGCCCCAGCTTCATGACCCGACCCTGTAAGATAGCGTGATGTAGCTCGTGAAAAGGCCGCGCTGCAACATGTGTTCCGGATCGTATATCTGTGCGTTAGTCGCGCCCGTCCAGATTGCCGTCGGCTGCGTCGCCAATCGGCTCAGCTTCACGGCGTCGATGATTTCGACCGCGAGCGCCAGCAGGTCGTCAACTGCGTCATCGTCTGGCCCCGACACACGCTTCTGCACGGCGACCACAACGTCATAGTCGCGTTGCAGCGTGTTGCGTGTGAGGACTCGCAAGGCGTACGCACCTGGTATCACCGTGACCGCGAGGTCGGTAAGTTCGGCCAGGTCGTACGCCGGCTGGTTCCCTCGCGTCGCCACGAAGTCGAGCGAAAACTCCGCCGCGTTCAGCGCGGCCACCACGCCGTCAGCTACATCGCAGACGCTTATGCTCACAGCCGATACCTCGCCACTATCAGCCCGACGGCCAACGCCGTCAGGAACGTTATCAGGGCCGTGCCCCACAACGGGAGGCGGCCCAGGAGCCGGTCACGGATGTCGGTGACTGCCGAGTGCATGTCTCGCATCTCTCTTTCCAGCGCCACGATGCGCTGCTCGTTGGATACGCCCTTGACGCATCCGCTCTCAGGATTGTTGCTCACTGGCGATTTCCTTTGTGTGGATTCTGATTCCCTTGCGGTGCGGGTCAGTGTAACGAAAGCACTGCTCGGAGCCGGGGACGGACACACGGAATGTCCGCGTCACGTCGCCGTCCGTTTCGGTGATTGTGTCGCCCGATTCTGGCGTCACCGCCTCGCCGTCAAACACGAGGTCGGACGTGCGGACAATGAAGTCGAGCGCGTGATAGGTCTGTATCGCCGCCCCGCCCGTGTCTATCTCAAAGAGCGTTTCGCCCTTAGTCGCCGCAACGTCAACCGTGTCCTCGCCGCGTGCGTATGTCACCGTGCCGGACATTCCGCTGTCGGCCATTACGTCGGCAATCCATTCGGCGGCCGTCGAAAAGAGGTCACTCATCCTGCGGCCTCCTCCCGTGCAATGGCCGGCGTAGCAATCCCCGCCCGACTCAGGATGCCCCGCACACAGTCGCGGGCCGCAAGTTCCTCCCGCGTCCATTGCCGGGCGGCAAGCCACTCCAGATAGTTTCGCACCGCGTCCGAGTCGGGACACCATCCGTCAAGCATTTCGGCCATCTCCGCCTTTGCGGTCGCCTTCGTGGCCGCACGCGCAACCCCGCCCGACAGGTAGAGGGCCGGGCCGAACGCCAGAACCGGACAGCCAAGCGCCAGCGCCTCGTTGCCGGCCGTCGAGTTGATTGTCACGACGAACCGCGCACCGCGTATGGCCTCATCGAGGCCGGAGCCCGACCGGCTCCGCTTGTATTCAGCGGCCATCTCCGCGCCGCCGGCCCCGTCGTGCAGGAGCGGCAGGATAAGGTTACTCTTGCGGATGTGCTTGTTGGCGCATTGCGGGTGCGGCCGGAAGTACGCCGGAGTGCCGGACGGCAACGCCTTGCGCACGATTGCCTGCAACGCCTCCGGCGTCTGTATCGCGGAATCGAATAGTTGCGAATCGTTGGGGACTTGGCCCAACACGAGGACATAGCCGTCTGTCCGCGCCCGCATCGGCTGGAGTCCGTCCGGGTAAAACCCGGCAAGCCGAGCCGCGCCACACGCCGGGGCGGGCCGCGTCAACTCGCTCGCCCACGATGCCCGATGCTGTGTCCCGGCGTGGTCGCACTGGAAGTATTTTGTTCGCCGCCAGAATCCATGCTCGACGTGGAGCGTCACGGCCCCGAACGCCTCGGCCTGCGCCGCGACCGTCTTCCCCGGCTCCCGCGCGCCATTCCACATCAGCAGCACGTCCGGGATATGCTTTGCGTGTTCGAGCGCGTCCCGCTTGTACGGCAACATCTCGGCGTCATAGCCACACTCGGACAATCCGACTTTTGCGGAATCAAACACGCCGCCCTTGCACACGCCGGAAAGGGCCGGCGACAGCGACAGTACGCTTGCGCTTTTCCGCTCCGACGCGAACCGCCTGGGCGCGAGGTCCGCGCCGTACTTCCACGCCCACAGGTGCATCGCAAATGGGAGCTGCCCGCCGGTGCGGGCATCATGCTGGCGCAGGAATCTTGTGTCGCCACGCTCTACCGCGCGATGATAGAGTTTTGCAGACCAGTTCGGCTTGACCCCGTTGAACCACGAGACCGGAGCGACCACGAAGCTCTCCGGTGCGCGCTCGTACAGCCGCCGTATCGCGGTCGGCCCGTAGGTCAGCCGCGTGGTGCGTTCGGCGCGCGCGACATACTCATGCATCTCCCGCCACACCGGATGCCCGGCACGGCACGCAATCATCCCGTTGCCAAGCCAGCCGGGGTTCGTCTTGCTGTCCCAAACCTCAGCTATGAAAACGCGGGAACCGTCAAGCCCCCACGCAAGCACCGCGTCGTCAAGCGGGCGGAGCGGGAAGTAGTCCACGTCGAAATACCAGCCGCCGTGGTCTTCGAGCGCCGAATAGCGTATCAGGTCAGCCCGTTCGCACGGCTCAGCCAGCGTGTCGTAGACCGCGCGGTATTCGTCGCGTAGCGAGTCCTCGCCGTGCACGATAATCCGATACCCAAAGTTCAAGCGCTCGAACTCCGCGATGTTGCGCGACGCCCAGTCCGGCATGTCCCCGCCGATCCAGACGAAATGGATGGTCTTTGGTATCGAGTCAGTCACGGGCAACATCCCTCAGCCATTCGAGGTTGTCGATGTCCGACACAACGCTCGCCCACGGCGAATACGGCCTCCACTCAAGCCGGTGTTTGAAGGTCGCCAGTGTCGGCTCGTAGTCATACGAGCGGTGCTCTGTATCGTGTATGACAATCAGCCGCGCCCCGGCCGCCTTCAGCCGCTTGATTTCCGGCACGCGCCGGATTCCGGGCGCGTGGTCAACGAGTGCCACGTCCCATGCGCGGTCAATCCTGGGCTCGGCGGCCCAGTTCGTCACGTGCCCCAGTGTGTGCGAGCCGCGCCCAAAACGCTTGAAGCACGCATACCAGTCTGCATTGTAGTCCAGCGACAAAAGCTCTCGGCCCTGACAGAGGGCGTGCAGGACTGGCGTAGAGTAGGCCCCACATCCAAGCTCCACCACCGGCCCAGTCGTGTGGTTGACACACGCAATCAGCACGGGCAGGTGCGTTGCGAACCCGTTGAGCCGCGCCATCGCCGCTATCTGTTCGTTCATTTCCTTACCCATCCGTGAGCCGACTGTGTCGGGCCTTCCGCCTTCAGTTTGTTTTCCCAAAGGAAGTCGTCAAACGCCTTTGAGGCGAGGCAGTCCCGCTTCGGCGTCCAGTCGTGGCAACACAGCACGCCGCCCTTGACCATGCGCGGCCAGAAGAAATCAAGCGACTGTTGCGTCGGCCGGAAGTGGTCAACGTCAACATGCGCGAAAGCAAACGTGATTCCGTCCGCTATCTCGTTGAACACGGTCGGTATCCAGCCACGAAGGATAATTGCGCTCGACGCGGAAACCCCGCACTTGCGCATGACCGCCGAAACGCCAGGGCCGCCGCCCACGCTCAGCGCGCCCGCTGGATAATGACAGTTGCCGCCCTGGTAATCGCTCTCGGTCGGCTCGCCCATCCCCTCAAACGAGTCGATTGCGTACGCCTTTTTGCCGACGAGGTGCGCCCAGCGGCAGAGCGGGGCGAACGTGTCGCCCTTCCAAACCCCAACCTCGGCAAAGTCGCCGGGGAGCTTCGCGCATTCCTCGACCAATTCCTTGATGTGCTCGAACGACGCCCGCATTATGGTTGCCCCAAAACGGCGGGGGCGGCGCAGTGAGCGGGTAGCCCACTGCGCGCCTGCCCCCTACCGGACTTGTTAGCTCGACTCGGCCTCGATTGCGCCCGTGTCGGAGACGGCGTCGGTGACGATGATGGGGACGCCAAACGCCTCCGTCGGGAACGGAGCCGGCGCGCCCGTTGCGTTGGTCGCGGTGCGGCTCTGCTGCAACTGTTTGCGGCTCCGACGGCTCATGATGAGGTGAGTCGCCTCCCTGCCGGCCGGGAACAGCGCCAGGAGGTCGGAGATGAGGTCGTCGGTGAGGCCCTTGCCGGTGTCGGTCGTCACGTTGGCGATGCGGCCTGCCGAATAGACGGAGCCGACCTGGAGCGCGAGCCACGCGGAGATGGGCGTGTAATACGCCGGGTAAAACCCGGTATTGCCCGCCATGCGCTGCACGACCGAATCGCCGATTGAGAGCTCGGCGTTTTCGCCCGCTACGACCATTACGTCGTTCAGGGCGCCCGTGCTGCGAACCGCAAACACGGTCGAGGCCGCGCCTTCGGTGGTGCCGGTGGCGTCAACGACCATGTCGCCGCCGAACTCCAGCGAATCGACCAGACCCGCGAAGCCGTCGGCGTCGCCGCCGGTGGCCGTGCCGTAGAGCAACTGGCCCTCGGCCTTAAAAAACGCCGCGCCAAGATGGCGCAGCGCCTCGCGCGAGATGTATTCGTCCGGCCCCTTGATGTAGGCATCGGCCAGGGCCTTGTCAACGGCGAACGAGCTGTCGAGGATTTCGAGGGTCACCGTGACGAGCGTGTCTTCGGAATCCGAGTTTTCGACGCCATCGTTCACGTCGCGGAAACCCGCCGATGGGGCGGTCGTCTCCTTGAGGTACTTGTGAGTCGTGCCGGGGACGGCCTCGGCCGCAAGCTGCGCGATGACCGGGGCCTGGTTCAGGATGTCAGTGACATCCCTGTCCGCAAGGTTTTTGTCGTTGACCTTCAACAGGTCAGCGAGTGCGAGATACGTATTTGCCATTGTTCATTT